CCAAAGATTCTTGAGGCAAAATGTGGTACCGAGCCGAAATCGTCCAGAAGGACCCGTTTTTTCTTAGGGTTTTTCAAATTACGCCGCGTTTTCTCTTTATTGAGAATTGATCGAACGTGCCGCGCTCCCAACAACCGTCCAGGTATGTTGAGCGCCTAATGGTACACTTGAGCGTATGCTGCCAACGACAAGACGTGCACATGCGTAGCCTGCATGAGTTCGAGTAGAGCGTGCTTTCTGGTGTTGTGTCCATATATTCTGCATTTCCTTTCAGTGTCTCATTGTCTCGCTGGGTGTAGTCGGGTGTATAGTGTTTCTGAGTCTGTATCGTTTATTATATACTTTTATTATTATAAAAAAAATTATGAAGTTAAAAACACGATACACCTGAGTACACCCGTTCTATATTAAAGACATTGGGTACACCCTCAATCATTGTCTGGTGCCTTCTCGATAATCCAGCGCACTTTGCTGCCGTGTTCGAAGCGTTCTGTGTCAAATCTGAGTGGGTATGACTTCTTCAACCTGGACAGATACTTTGTTGTGCTGGACGGATAGTGTAGAAGCGCGCGCGTTTCCATAGCGCAAGCGCCGCCTTCCTCGATTAGTTGGTTTTTGAGTTCTATGCTGGTGCCGCGCCAAGGCATTAGGCCCTTGATAATGAAACCGTCTATGAGTTCAAGCAGCTTGATTTCTGGTGAAGTTTCGGCAAGCGCCTCTAGGATAGCCGGATGGTGAAAGTGTTTTACGCCGAATCGGCGCGAGCGCATTTGCTCTGGAATGTCAAAGTGTGACAGGTAGTGCAGCAAATGCGGGATTTCGGACGCGAAACCGGCCCAGATTGAGTCATAGTCCTCTTGTGTGTGCATTTCTGGTACGGCGCCGTTTACCGCTTTGAAAATTAGCATCTTATCTTCCAGCGATTCGTCCATTGGCGGCAGGATTAGCAGCGATTCCGGCTCATCGTTGAGCGTGATAGATATACGCCATAGCGGGCGCATGGTCACGGCGTCGCGGCCTTTGGCGTGGCAACGGTGATCAAGGTTTACTGTGAACGACTTTATTTGTTGGCCGAAAGCGCGGCGAGACTTGGTATCAATATGCGGATTGTCGTCCTCAATTATGAGGTGCTCGGCGCTGAACAGATCGCCGTTGAACGCCGTTTTATCGGTCATATACTGGTAAGGCTTCGCGGCGCGGCCACCAAGGATCTCAGTGATAAGGCGCTGCAACAGCGATTTGCCGCAATCGCGCGGGCCAGCTATTACAAGCGCCTGTCCTGGTCGGTAGGCTTGGTTTTTGAATGATTCGTATGCGATTTTGAGCCAGCAAAGCAGATAAATGGCTTGGTCGTGCGTTGGGTCGTCGAGTAGGCCGTAAATGAACTCTAGTATGCGCGTTGGGTCGCCCGCTTTCGGCTCTATAAAGCGCGGGGAGCTTGTAACCAGTATGCGGCTACCCAATTCCTCATAGAAGCCCTCTGATCGGCCTGCTAGGGCTCCAGAATACTTGATATCGTAGTAGTCCTCTGTTTCGCAGAGCCATTCGTCGGCCTCGGATATCTTCTCGCCGTCTTTGCATCGCGTAGAAATGCCTATTCGCTTGAGTCGGCGCTTGATCTGGCCTTCGTTCATGCGAATCCATCGCTGGTCGGCGTTGCGTATTATGTACTCTTTGCGCGGTTCGTCGTAGTACGCCTCAATTTGGCGTTGCGAGCGATTTCCGGCTCTGATTGCTGTGTGGACTCTGGCGGCGTCTCTGGCGGCGGTACTGTGCCGAATACCTGGGCAGCGAAGTCGTTGAATGGTATGCCGTTATCGGTCATTTTTTCACCATATTCTTTTTGATTTCTTTGAATCGCTTGTAAGCATCGCTTTTTGGCTGCGACTGACCGAGACCCTTACACCAGTAATCATTTCTGAGTATACATCGGCACAATCTTCTCCAAGAAGGCGCCCAACATTTCGCCTCAAGAATCTTTGGTGCTTCATCAGGAATTAAATCATACCCCCTGTCGTGCCAGCTGGCAATGCGGTCGTTGCGCTCTTTACAATCTTCGCGTATAGTAACGACTGGCAAATATCCGTGTACACGTTTTCGAACGTCGTCGCATTCTTTGCATACTCTTGTACGATGAAACCCGTCGATCACTTCTCTTGAGTTGTCGTCGCTCCAAGTAACCACAGGTTGCGTGTATCCATCATGGTTGATTGAATGTCTAAGCAACTCCATCTCTGGCGGCGCAACTGCGTTAGGGTTGTAATCGTTTGCGGAAACACTATCGGCCTTTACCCAAACAACACAATCAACCGGCTCGCTTTTGAATGGGCTAATTTCGTGAATAGCAATCTTGATTTGGTTTATGGCTTCCTACTCGTTCGTCTCTGGTTAGATCAGATAGTGCTTGAATGTTTATGAAATCACTGGCACTTATGTTGGTTTTTGATTCGACTACAGGAACATCAAACATAGTGGTTTGCTCTGCCGACATTATATCCTCCTATGCGCTCTCTTGCTCTTGCAAGCTAAAAGCCCCCTCCACGAGTGCAACATGGCGCAGCTTTGCGCTGCCTTTCCATTCTCGTTTTGGGGGCGAAAGTTTCATTAGCTGTTTCCATGTTGCCGATTCAAAGATAGCACCACCGCCGCGCGTGGTCAACCGTTTTTTTCCAGTTCCTCTTTTAGCAGCCCCAGGTAAACACCGGCCTTCTCAACATCGCGCTTTGGCGTGTCGTGCTTGAAGTTGGCGCGGCAAGCGTACTTGATGACCGAGGCCATGAGCCACCCGATATATTGCTCACGGGTAAGCTTGGCGCGAATTACGTCATTCACCTCTATACCCCCGATATCATAATAGTTGCTCTGCAGATCTATACTCATTTCCAAGTTACTCCTCTTATGTATTTAGCCACAGTGAGATTGAAGCACCCTATGCGCTCAGATATCTGGTCGTATGTGAATCCCTGCGACCTCATAATAACTGCGCGCAACCTGTTTGCTGGCGTCATCTTTATAAAACGACCACGATTCTTACTCATGGCTCCCCCCGTTCGTGCATTCTTTCCTCCATCTGCTCCGGCAGCATGGCGCGGCGTAGACACCTAAGCATAAACCGCGTGATCGTCTGGCGGTTAGCGGCTCCATAATGCGCGCGCGCATAGCTTTTGACTTCGCGCCATAGTGGTTCGCTTACTCGTAGGGTTACTTCCCTCATGCCTTGGCCCTCTCCCTCGCCTTTATATCCCGCGCCCGCCGTTTTAGCAGGCTCACAATCTGGTATTCCGCGTGCTGGCGCGACTGCGAAAGCCGGATTAGCACATTTTCGTATGTCAAGTCGTCAACCATCGCCGCAACCACCTTTGCAGTCACCTGGCCAGACGGGAAGCGGTTGTAATCGTAGTCCGCGATCTCGGTCCATCCGCCGTCCAAAACGTAAACGACGGGCAATCCTAGTTCTCGCTGCCAGTTCCTAGCGCGCTCGATTTTCTCAAGCTCTCGCTTTCGGTTGTCCTTGTTGAACCATGAGCCAATGAAGTCGGCTATGCTCTTGCGCTCGATTGCGAAATTGGGCCGCACAAGCGTCGGCGTGTCGGTGGGCATCCAATCACCTTCCACGCAGTAGTCAAACGTATCAAGTGCCGCTTCTGTGTACTTGACAAGCGTGCTGCAATGCTTCTTGCCGTCATAGAAGTGGTGCGGTTTCTGTTCGCGGCTGTCGGTGGCTATGGTTAGGTTTGCGGTCATGAGGCCAGTTACTTTATGGCGTCTGCCATTGCTAGTGTGCGGAAGAAGTCGCATGCGTTGGATTTGTTATAGTGACGCTCAAGCGCACGCTCACGCACACGCTCCCTATACACTGCGTCTGTTGCATATAGCTCACGATTCCGCTCACGCCTTCGCTCCCTATACGCTGGGTCTGTTGCATATCGCTCACGATAACGCTCACGCTTTCGCTCCCTATACGCTGGGTCTGTTGCATATCGCTCACGCTTCCACTCACGATCACGCTCACGCTCACGCTCACGCCCACACTTCTTCCCGCAAGTTTTACTCCTGCCGCGCGCATCAAACTCAGCACCGCATTGTACGCATACCTTGTTCATTTTACATATCCTGGAGTATGCGCTTCAGCTCGTTACGAGTAAGCTCTACGTTGCGCCTAAACCTTACCTTGCTTCCGCTGATTGTGTAAGGGATAAGCTCAACAACTTCTTCTGGCTCTGCCTTGCGTGACTCAATCCATGCCTTCTGCTCCGCTAGCGTCCGTATGTGTGTATTGTTGAACATCTGATCTGCTTGCTCTTTAGTGATGTTACGAACATCAACCTTTAGAGTCTGCCCGTCACTGGTCAGCATATCGAAACGCGCGCCTTCAAATATACGTTCCTGGTCGCTGTACGGTAGTCGCTTTATCTTGCTGGCATATTTTCCGCCGCCAAGTAATAGCTTCGGGTGCATCCACTTTCGGCCTACTGCCTCAAATCCGCTCCATGCGCTTACCGGAATAACATCTTCAAACGCCTCTACAAACTTCGACTTGTTGTTTGGGTCGTCCTCTATCGCCTCGACGTATATCTTGGCTGACTCCACGATGCTATCAATACCGCTTGTGAATGCGTCTCTGAACTGCTCAATATATTTCTGTGTCTGAATCGCTGTTGTCATTGTCTTCTCCTTTTGTGTTAGATGCCGCTGTTTCACACACAGGCACGCGGCGCTCCTGTCGGCCCATTATAGGGGGAGGGAGCCTAGGGCCGTTGGTTAGTAAGGAAAGTCATCTGATGCCGCTTTCGTTTCTTTGTTGCTGCTTGACGGCACTGGTGCCGCGCCGAAGATGGCCGCCGTAAAAGCGTCATGCGATACGCCAAAACCGCCGGTTGGCTTATCATCACCGCGCGCTCTAATGCTCACGGCGTTGATATACTGCCCGTCGCGGCTTTCCTCGGTATCAAACGTGCATTCCACGTCCTGCAAGTGTGCCTCTACGTTAGCGATGATCTCGCGGTTGTCGCGCCCAGGTACTCCAAGCGCCTTCAGTGTTTCGCAGGCGCGGTCAAGGTTTTTTAGGCTGCACCAGATATCGCCGCGCGCTGTGCGCCCGTCTTCATCGGTACAGACAACCTTGATTGTCGGCGTATTTTTCTGGCCCACCATGTCGAAACATACGAACGACACAAGGCCGTTGATGCCCTCTGTTATGTCTGTGATTTTCATTGTTTCCTCCGGCATGTTACTTGTCTCCTTCTTCTGTTGCTGCTACTGTTTCCGTGCCCTCGATAAACGGCGCAATTTCCGAATAAGCGAACCTATACACCGGCTCCATGTTGTGCCGGTTCTTGGCGTCAAATGCGTCGGTGCGCTGCGTGTAGATATAGCGCGTGTTCCCGTCGCCCACGCCCTTGGCCTTGCCGCTGTCAGTCTTGCGCGCTTGGCTCGAGAAGTTGGCAAACAAGAGCATCGAGCACCATTCACGCACAAGCGGCGCAACGTGCTTCGTCAGCTTTAGTTCGTAGCGATCGAAACCCTCTGGCATGTCTGGCGGGTCAAAGTGTTTCACCCAGCTATGCGCCGTTAGCACTATATGTAAGTTGTGCTTTGATTGGATCGCGTCAAGTCCATCAAGTAGGCGCTTGAACTCTTCGGCAAGCGCAAGTTCGCCTTTGCCATAACCGATGTCGGCAAGGTTTTTCTTGCCTTTTGACTTTGCAACCATCGCAGCGCATGCCTTTTCTAGCCAATCAACTGTGTCAATTACAAGCGTTTTAAAAGGCACGCTATCCTCTGCGTACACATCGCGCAACAAGTCGATAACCGCCTGCCAATCGCGCGGTGTCTCCAAACGCTGCACGTCCATCTCGACAGTGCTACCCTCCGTGTCAATGAATACCGGCTTTGGGAAGCGGCTTGCAAACGTAGACTTGCCGATGCCCTCCGTACCATAGACAACTACTCGCGCAGGCTTGTGGCCCGCTCCATTTGTGATATTGAGCGCCATTTCTTCGCCCTCCTTTTTTGCCCGCACTTTATACTCGCGCGCCCAGATTGCGGGCTGCATTTGGTCGCGCCTGTCCTTCATCTCCACAAAACGCATCACGCACTTGTTGCGTAGTTCGTAGTAGTTTTCATAAAGCACAATGCCGCCGACCTGGGCCGCGTGTCCGGTCATCTCCTCAACCATCATGGCGTATAGCGTTAGCTGCTCTGCGGCCTTTGTCTGGCGATCATAATCTAGTTTGGAGTAGGTCTTTACGTCGTCAAGTATTATCTCGTCTTTGCAAGCAGTTAGGATGTCGCACGTTCCAGCAATACAAAGCGAGCGTGACCACAGGATCACTTCTGAGCGCATCTTATTATCGCATCGATATATGTTAGCCCAATCGCAGAACTGCTCAATTAGCGGCTGATATAATAGGTTGTCGCCTTGGTTGTAGCATTTGCAAATCATCTCCTCAATCGCCGCATGTAGCTTGCTGCCCTCGTTGGCTTGATCTTCCCAACGCCCAAGAACAGCGTCAGCCGTGTCCAGCCCTTGCCACTTGTCAGCGGTACTACTAGCGCACTCAATCGCGGCCTGCATAGCGTTGAACGGTTCGTGTAGCGATGCAACAAACGCGGTTGCGCTCATATATCGAACGCCGTTTGAGTCTGTGTAGGTGTGCGCGGCCTCATCGAAATGCAGCCACCAGTCGCCATCGCTATGCGTTGGCTTTTCGCGTTGCTGGTGCTGCTTTCCGTTTATGAAGTAGGCGTACATTCTTTATTCCCTCCTTTGTGTTACGCGACAATTTACGCTTCTCGTTCGTCGGTGTCAACATCTATTTTATCGATGTGCTCAGCGAGCGTTTTCATAACCGCGCCCTGCCGCTCGGCAAGGTACGATTCAGAAAACGATAGGTGAAGACTGCTGCCATAATCGCTGATGCCGCACCGCAGTTCATCGCACTCACTGAGCCTGACGAAGACGCCGACCGACGGCACAACTATTGTCTTGTCATGGCGAACGTAAAGCTCGCGATTGGCCACTTTGCACCAATGATCAACCAAAATCTCAAGCGCGCGCTGGGCGCCGTGTTCTAATGTTAGGCTGTTATGTGCGTGTTTACCCGGTGCCATATTGCTTCTCCTTCTTGCTGATATACTCAGCAACAAGCTTTGCATCTTTAAGCGTCCTAAACAGCCCAATCAACTGAGGAAACCCGCTCTCATAATCCCTTGTGAGTCGCCAGAACTTGATCCCGAGGTACGCATTCCAAACCACGTCCCCATATTCATCCCTCACGCTCCAGTCTCCGTTATTATCCCTATTCCACTTCATCTTTTCTCTCCTTTGTCTGTTAGCGCAACGAATAATCTAAGCGCCATCATCAGCGGGATAACTGTGCACATCATCACGGCGACGATGATCCAGTCTACTGCGTCCACGATTATGAGCTTCCAGTGCTTCATTTCTCGACGTACTCCACCTTGCCCTTGGCCTTGCACTTAGAGCAGCATGGACGGTAGGACTTCGTTTTGAACTTGTGCCCGCACTGCGTACAGCGCACCAGGTATGCTTTGTCGTGGATGTTGCTCATCCCTGCCCCTTTCCTTTCGTCGCCTCCTTGTCTGTCGTTTCGCTGTGCTTCGCAAGTGCCGCTGCAACCAGTCCAGCCGTTGCTTGTCCTTTGCGCTCATCGCTGCTCTCCTTCCTGTTTGCAAGGTTCTGTCGGAACGTGATGAATCCTGCCGTCAGCTTCCGGCTTTCCCCACTTGCGAGCATGGTTCTCTGCCATCTTCAAATTGACGGCTTGCCGAAGATTGATCCCGCATAGGTGAGCGATGCTGCACAGAAGAATGAACACGTCGGCGCATTCTTCGGCTACGCTTCCTTTATAGTCGAGCGTGCTGTCGAGATGGCACGTTATCGCCTCTTCAAGCTCCTCTACCTCTTCGGCGAGATGAGCGTGGATAGCTGGCAAACACTCAAGGTGATGTTTGAACGTGCGCTCTCCCCACCCACCAATTTCTATCTGTAGTTTGTCCATTGTGTCGTAGCTCATTTCGTCGCCCCCTCTGTCGTTCCGCTGCCTTACCTAGCCAGTGCCGCCTGCGACGTTTTGATCACCGCCGTTTCTGTTGCTGCAATCAACTCTAACTTCATCACTCTTGGCAGCGTTGTGTCTATGTTTTTGGATTGGCAAAGCGAATCAATATGGGCATTCACAGCGTCAAGCTCCGTCTGCGCCGTGAGCACATCATAAACCAGCATTTCGCTGCCCTTCTGTGCCTCGGCCAGCTCGGCCTCAAGGTCGGCTATGCGCTTTTTGAACTCTGGCACAAACGGCGGCAGATCTGACCAGATCAAAAGACTGTCTCTCCAAACCATGTCCGACTCATCAAAGCAGATCTGACACCAGAGTTCACCTTCGTAAACCCGCAGGTCAGACTCGGGCCATGAGTAATCCTCACGGCAGTTCACGCAACTGAATAGTGGTTGTTGTTCTTTGCTCATTCCTTATTGCCTTTCTGTGGATCTACTACACGGAAGCTGTGCGTGCCGCTTCTTCTCAGGTCTGCATACACTTCTGCCGTTGCGTATCTTGTCGCATAGCAATATTGCTTGCCATAGTTGCTGATCTTGCCCTTGTCAATGACTTCGCAAACCATAGCAATCGCTGTTTCATCGGGGAGTTTGCTGTCGTTGTTTATTATGAATCGGCTCATCCCTGCCCCTTTCCGTTGCTCTGTTCTGTCGATTTGCTATCGATCCACGGAAGGGATGAGCACTGGAATCCTGCTGCCCCTTTATGTCCCCCGCCGCCTCTTGCCTTTGCGATCTCGCTTACATCCACCGTCTTCGAGTACAGGCTAACCGTCCATTGTTTGCCGTCGTGGTAATGCGGCAACAGGATGTCGTATTGATCATCAAGGCCCCCAAAACGATCTGAACTTACCCGTGCACGATTACAGGCAAAGCAACGATAGCCCTCAAACTCTACTTCGTACCCGATAGATTCATTGACGCCCTTGTCGCTTTGAGCCTTGTAGCGTTCAATAGTTTCACCGTCATGCAATAACTGTGCCCACCACTTTTCACCTCGGATACGGGCATCTCTGTTTCCAGTATTGGGCAACGGTAGGTCCTTAGTTTCGTGTTCCATGCAACGCCACCAGAACTCTGAAGAAGGAGACGTGTCGTGCATCTGCGCCCCAGCAAAGAAATGCTTTGTTGTGTCGCCAAACTTCCACGCCCACACATCCCTGTCTCCAACTAGCTTGATCATCTCTGGCACAGGGTAATCCTTTGCTATCTCTGGCGTATCAGGCATACCCTCGAGGATTACTGGGTTGCTCCCGCGTCCTGAATGCCAATGCATGTACTCCCACGTCAAGACACACCCAGCAACTCCGTCACAACGGTATCCGGGGATCTGGATGTCAAAGTCGCTATATTTCTCGATGGCTGTTTTGTGATGGTCGATCCAGTACACGTTCTGCGTGATTTCCAGCAACCTGCGCATCTCGTCCGGCTCAATCGAATAATCGACGATCCAAACCTGCTCGTTGGCCAATATCTCTTCAAATGGAAACGGCTTCCCGTAGTTGATCGGTTTCATGCAGTTGTTCTGGTCGTGTGCCCCATGTATCCCTGCCCATGCGTGGACGCAAAATCCAGCCGCATGTCCGTCTAGGTCGTTGTGATAAAAACACTTCATTTTGTCTCTCCTTCCGCCTCTGCCGCTGGTGCGGCGTTGCTCTCGTTCTGTCTAATGGGACGGTTATTCCTGATAATCCGCCGGGTACATGACCATAGACAACATCTTCGATGCTATGTACTCGCATTGCTCCAATGTTGAATGGTGCGGTGCGTACATCCATATCAGGTTGTTGATTGCCGTCTTGATGTTTTCTATTTCCTGTTCATTTGGCGTGCTTCTGTCTACTGGTGTTTGCTGATCGTGCATCCTCATTCTCCTTTGTTTGGTTCTGTCTATTTGCGGGGACTTTCCGTACCGCTGCAAGCCTGCCCCTTTCTTTTCCTGTGCTCCGCAACCGCCATATCGGTGAGTATGCGGTTCCGTTTTGTTCGTGCTGACGAACATGCTGCCGATGCCCAAAATGATAACGAACATGCTGCCGATGCCGAAGCTGCGGCCAAATATGCTTCCGATGCCGAACATGCTGCCGATGCCGAAGCTGCGGCCGAATATGCTTCCAAACGCATATTCTCATCATGAGTCGTCAAATAACGTTCAACGATCTCAGGCATATCCCAAAGATGCTTTCCCTCCAACGCAAACCTGCAAGCAGCACGACGCATAAACATATCGCTTTCTATTCGCCACAATATTGTCCGCTCGGTGCAGACCAGCTTATCGTCGCCGTGGATAACCTCGCCTCCACACTCAACCCTGCATAGCGTACTTGCTGGTGCATACTTCAGCGCATCAATCAACAGCTTACTTGCGTGGAGGCCGCTTTTACAGAGCTCGATCTCGCCGTAATGCTTCAGCGTCACTCCATCCTTCGGCACTGGTCGGCCGTCTCTCAATTTATCGCCTACGAAATGCCATGCTTTTATCGGTTTCATCCCTGCCCCTTTCTTTTCCTGTGCTCCGCAACCGCCATCGCTGTGATTATGCGGTTCTGTTTTGTTCGTGCTGCCACACCTGCTGCCGAATCTGCTGCCCAACGTGCTGCCGAAAGTTCTGCCCAATCTGATGCCGAACGTGCTGCCGAACGTATATTCTCGTCCTGAGTCGTTAGATAACGCTCAACGATCTCAGGCATATTCCAAAGATGCTTCACCTCCAAGGCAAACATGCAAGCCGCTCGACGCAAAAACGCATTGCCATCGACTCGCCACAAGATCGTGCGCTCGGTGCATACCAACTTATCGTCGCCGTGGATTATCTCGCCTCCACACTCAACCCTGCATAGCGTACTTGCTGGCGCATACTGCAGCGCGTCAATCAATCGCTTGCTTGCGTGGAGGCCGCTTTCACAGAGCTCTATCTCGCCGTCATGCTTCAGCGTCACACCATCCTTCGGGACGGGTCTGCCGTCTCTCAGTCTGTCGCCCACGAAATGCCATGCTTTTATCGGTTTCATCCCTGCCCCTTTCCTGCTTCCAGCCACTCGCGCAGAAACTTACAATTATCCACGCAGGCGGCACCCTCGCGCTCCCACCTGTCAACATCCGCGCACGTCCATTCCCTGCACCATCGACACGGCACCTCGGTATCCTCGGGCGGCGTCTGGTTGTCATACGCCCGCTGCGCTGATCTGAATTGTTGTTTTGTGATCATATAGCTACTCCATGTAAATCGCAGCCGCACGCACTGAAATAAGGGATTGAGTTTGTTGCGTTGGCCGGCAGCAACTGCGCCACCGTTTCACCAACAATCAGCGATGCGGCATGGTGTTTCATAAGCGTCCCTCCTGCTTATTTCAAAACGTCAGTCAACGGCGGCTTGTATGCCTGGATTGGCGGCTGTTCGACCTCTGGCGCCAGATCCTCGCAGAAATCGCGATTATCTGGCAACATGGGTTCTGAGTCGGCGCGGGCGCGCAGTTTCGCCGCGATATCAAGTATCAGCGAAAGCGCCGCGCCAAGCAGCGCGCAAGCGATTGCGATGCCAACGCACTCAAGCTCTGTGCCTTGTAGGATTGCGAGTGGTGATGTCATTGTTCCCTCCTTGTGTTGTGTGTTAGTCAAGGTTGTACGCGCGGCGGTTGAACTTGTCAACCACATCCATCAGCGCCGCGTCAAGCTCGGACTCAACAGAGCGCGCGCCGTCCTCGCCAGCGGCATCCAGCTGCATCTGCAAGTCCTCGTTGGCTTGGCGCTCAATGTCTATGAGCTGTTGCAGTCGATCGCACCGCTTGCGGAGCATGGCGTTTTCCTCGCGGTAGTAGATGACTGACTCATTGATGGTTGCTTCTGTCATTTGCGGTCCTCCGTTCGTGTTGAAAATAGACTACAACCTAACGCGCGCAAACGTCAACATTTTTTTGCAACTTTTTTTGCGCCACTAAAACGCGCAATCGCGACTAAGTAAACCATAGGTATACTTACGGCTCAAAAAACAAACCGGCGCCGCATCTTGCCCCACCAACCGGCGAGACGCACGGCGCTATGCTTGGCGCGCAGAAAGTGGCGCCCACCAATACCAAGCTCCGCGCATACCTGCAAACATTCTAGATATAGGTTGTCCGCATCGCCACGCAATTTGTCAAACGCTTCTGCGTCTGTGAGGTCGTTTGCGCGTTCGCAATACCAATCGTGGACGCATGCCGCATGCGGGCAACCAGTAAACGGCGCACCGACTAGCCGCCAGAAAACGCGCGGTATGCTTTCGCCGTCAAACTCAAAGCCCTTTGGCACGATATGCCGCTTTCCGTCCTTCGCCAAGTATCCAAACGGCTGTAACAGTCTCGCCTTGCCTGCGGTGAATAGCTCGACCTGCGGCGAACCGTAGAAGAACCGTTGCGCCAAGTCTGCTTTGGCGCTAGGCCACACTTGCATTGTCATAATATTCCCGCCTTTCCGACCGCTACCATGAACGGGTTCACCATTGTGTCAACTGCCCAGCAAAACAGTTCTTCGTCCATACCGTCATCCTGGATCTTCCACCGCTTCCGCTTCGCGTAGGCTAGTCCAGCGTGAATGAACTCATGGACAACGACGCCAGCGGTAATCATATTTGCACGATAATGAATCTCTCCCAACTGTCTGCGCGGTATTCCTAGATCGTAGTCCTCAGGTTCATTTTCGTGAAAGATAGCTTGCACAGAATCGTCCCAATCCTTTGGCTCGACTGCCCTTATAACCGCGCGCTGGTCTGCCTTGGTGCGCCAGATGTACGCTATAACGTACAGACTCTTTCCGTTCGGATGCAGCTTCGCCCGTAGCAGTGGCTCGCGTTCGGGTATAAGCGGATACTTTTTTGGGCATTTATTCCCGATAGGGTTCATCGCATCACATCTTCCTCGATTTCCTGCGAAATGTTCCCGTTAGGTGTATATTCGCGTACGCACGCAATCCTACCACTCCGCTCAAACGATATGCCTAGCCAACCAAGATCAGTTGGCGGGTAAAGCGCAATTTCGGCGTAGCTTGTAGGCCCGTCGCCATAGTTGCCGAAAAGGCTTGGGCACGCCATAACCCATGACTCGCGCAATTCAACTGCGCGCCGCTTGAACTTGCCGCCCTCAACCGTCGCCGCGTACTTGTAGCGCGCTGGGTCTATTATGGTTCTATGATAGTGGGCAACGCACTTTGCTGATGATGTCGCGCTGGCGTCGCAACTAAACCCGTCCAATATCCGCCTCAGCTTCATTCGCCGGTTTACGTCGTCACGCTCTGGGAATCCGCTATTGAATCCCATGCTGCCCTTGCCGTGGGCGGCGAATATTATAGCCTTGCCTTTAGGACAAACAATGTCAAAGAAACAGCACGCGCCCAAGTTCGGCACCTTTGCCCTATTGGCGATGTCTTCCGCTATGTCACCAAGTCTGCCACTTGCGCCCCATTCGTGATTGCCAGTTATCAGGCCAAGGCAAGTTCTGCTTGCTACTGCCAGCGTATCGCCAGCAATCGCGATCTGATTGAGCATCGTATCCTTGTGTTCGCTATGCTGAAATCTCTTGTCACCAGGCCCGATTGCCTCTATCACGTCGCCAGCGTGCCACCAAGGCTGACGCCTTGCACTCTCAATAAAAACGCCTACAGCGTCAATATCGGCGTTTGGATTGCCAATATGCCAGCATGCTCCATAAATAATTTCGCTTGTCGCCTTGCCCTTCGAGAACTTCAGTTTATGTTGTTTGACGAGCACGCGACCTCCTTTTGTTGTGAATCACCCTATCAGCACACCACATGCACCGGCGCGCACCTTGCAAAAGGCTAATTTCGTCAAGTTGCTTGGCGCATGACCAACATTTTGTTTTGTCTTTGATGTATTCTTTCTTACCAGAATTGAGATAATCAAGGCACTCTTGGCAAAGGCGTTTGCCTGGTCGCGCCAGATTTGCTAAACAGCGTGTGCAGTATCCAGATGCGTGTAGTTTATTGCGGCGTTCCCGAATGTACTCGAGGCGCTTTTCCCTGTCTTTGTACGGCATATCCTACTCGATTATGCTATCAAGGTCGAATCCTTTATCCGTGCAACACTCTCTGATGATTGATCGCGCTTTATCATAAGCATCATAGGTGTCTTCCTCAAGGTCGTCGTTGTACTTCACCTGATTGCGCAGCCACTGGTCGATATCCCATAGCGCTCTGGCGGCGTTTTCTCCGTTTGTGGCGCACTTGTATTGATAGCGGTCTTCCTCAAGGTCGAATATAAGGATCGCTTTCATGGCTTGATTGCATGCTTGATATCGTCTAAAGCCTGCTTTATATACTGGATGTCGGCGCGTTGCTCGATGACGGCAACCTCTACGGGCCGCAGTCGCTTTTCGTGATCGTCAATCTTGCATGTGTGTTCTTTTACCTGTGTCTGTAATGCAGCAAACGCGGTTGCGCCTGCCACTACATAGGCAATGATTCTGCCCAACAACGCCGCCCCTGTTTTTTGTTCGTTTGTCATCGCCCCGCTACCCTTCACCATTTTCTTCCTCGCTCGGTGCTGCCGCCGTATTTACCTGCACATTCTCCGCGTCACCCTCGACAACTACGGTGCCGCCAACGGTGTCAAGTTTGGTGTCCTTCGCGTCGCCGCGCACCACGATTGAGCCATCTGGCATTTCTTCGTACTGTTCCGTGTCGTCGCCATCGTCATCGTCAAGCACGTCCTCGCAACCCATCGAGCACGCGAACGCAGCAACGAGTGCCGCAGTGATAAGTGCCTTGATGAAAAGCTCCATGATGTCCTCCCATTGTTTGTTCATTTATCTGCGTTCAAGTCCAACGGTACTATGCCGCCAGTTTAGTGTGGCCGCGCTATCAGTTTGTATCCTCCAATCAACCACGGTTCCAGCTTCAAGTGTTAACATCTTTGTAAACCCTACTTCGAACGCATCAGTAGAGGCCGTAGAATCGTGGTTCCAACCGACCTCGTTACCAGATGCCGTTGAGTATGCGGCCCCGTTGGTGTATAGATGACACTTGACGACTTCATTATTACCACCGGTATCAAGAGACGCGGACATATACGCTCTATACCTGCCCGCCACGGCAACAGTTGCATTGCTTTCTGTGGCCGTGTATCCTGCATCCTGCACATTCACAGACCAATTCGTCATAATTTCGAAAGAACCTCCAGCCACAGACATTGCATAGTCGTCTGCAAACTCCGCCTCGCACACGAAGTCGTCTACCTCAAATGTTCCCGCGACGTGTAGCGTGGCGTCTGGGCTTGCCGTGCCGATACCAACGTTGCCCGCCAAGTAGCTTGTACCACTATTAGTAAAACCATCCCCCGTAATCACCCCGTTCACATCGAGCTTGCTAGTCGGGGTAGTGCCAGTTCCAACTCCGACATTCTCACTTGAGTCTATGTAAAGGACGAGCTGATTATTCCTCTGGAGGGCAAGATCATTGTCTGATACCGTTCCAATGTACGCCTTGCCATTTCCTCTAACACTCATTTCGTTTGTGTAAGCCCCACCGTATACTATCGTCTGAAGTTGAGCGTAGGCGTTTCCATCCGTCGAAGCGTTCTCAGCAATAATCCCTTTGCGGGATGCGTCATCCCCATATATGTGCAGCAGGTTGTTGGGGCTGGCTGTCCCGACGCCCACGTTGCCAGCCGCATCCACCGACACCGCCGGATCAGGCGACCCGTCGCTTGCCACAAGCTCGCTGTGGCGGTGCAAGGCGTCAGCTATGCCGTTGTTGTATAATGTTGCCGGATATGGATTGGTTGCCGCTACGACTTCGGCGCTCACCACAGCATCGGCTGCCGTAAATGCAGCTGTGAGGCTGTTGGAGTTGGCTGTATCGGCGGCTTGGTAGGCGGCGCTCACCACTGCATCTGCCGCGACATAGGCGTTGCTTGTTACTCCGATCAACGTCGTGTTCGCATCGGACAAAGCAAAAGACAAAGAATAGACCTCGTTGCTGCCTAGCCAGCGGTTAGCATCGCTGATTGAGCCGCCGCGGTAGCCGTCGCTATTAACTATCGCACTGCCAGCAACGTGCAGTTTAGCGTCTGGTGCCGACGTGCCAACGCCCAAGTCGCCGTCAGACGCAATCCGCAAGCGTTCGTTGGTCGTGCTGTTCTCCAGCGTTCTGATGGCAAAGTATGAATCGCTTGTATCGCTACTGCTAAAGTTGCCCTCGCGCCCGCCAACTATGTCGACCAGTGAAAGGAACGGGCCTGTCGGCGCTGGGCCGATTGCACCCTTATAAGCACCAAAGCGCAAAGTTACGTCGTCGCCTGTGCGCGCGGTTGGATCAATATTGGCGATAGTCAATGGTCGCGTCGAACCTGCCAACCGGCTAACCACGCGAAGTCCATCATCAGCGAAACCGCCCGAAAGATCGAGGCCACTAAGGTTGATCGTTTGGTTGGTGCTGAACTCGTTTTGCTCGGCGAGTACCGCAACGCTATTGCTCAAGGCGGCGTCTGCCGCTAAATAGGCGTTACTTGTCGCGCCGATTGCGGCAGCATTAGCCGCTATGCTAACCGTATGCGATGCACCTGTCGCGCTATTTGCCTGCGCGATTGCGAGCGTTGACGCCGCACCAGCCGTCAAAACGGCCTGCGTAGCGGTCAACGCCGAAATACTAGCAGTATGAAGCGCACCTGTCGCACTGTTGGCATCTGCGGTTGCTGATACTAGTACTTGCGTACTTGTTAGCGCAGATATAGCAGCAGTATGGGTTGCACCAGTCACACTGTTAGCCGAAATACTAGCAGTATGAAGCGCACCTGTTGAACTGTTGGCGTCTGCGGTTGCTGATACTAGCGCCTGCGTAGCGGTCAACGCCGTGACACTGGCCCGCAAAACCGCTTGCGTCGCCGTCAGATATGTCAAATCGCTGCCGATACCGTTTGTCGCAGCTATAATCTCTGCACTAAGGCTGTTTGAAAGGCCGGTTATCTGCGTGTCCGTATATGCTTTGCTTGTCACATTTGTAAGAACCGAAGCCGCGCCTGTCCATGAGCTTTCCGCGATATTCAGCGTGCCGGTGCCAATAGCGTAGTCAATGCCGCCGTCGGTAACGATAAATGAATAAGCCCAATTTGTGACCGCGCTTCCCGTTTCGCCGCTGTCCAGCGTGATCTGAAAGTAATCTGGCGTCGTGCTGGTAACTACAGATGCCGTCACTTGTAGCGCCTGCGTGCTTGTGCTGCTGCTGCGTGCGTCCCAACGTGCACCAAGGCCCGCGAGCGAATACCAGCGCCCCATTGATTTCAGCCGATAGCGCATAACGACGCCGCCACCTTGCACGAAATCTTGATCATCAAGCTCCTGAGTCTGCTGAAAATTGGCCTCTACATCGTAGATGACAGGCGGCACGGCGGCTAATGCACTGGCGGCACTAAGAAAGCAAGCAAGCAAAAGTTTTCTCATTATTGAACTCCTATTATCTATTATTGTAGCACGTTAGTTATCAAAGTCAAATGTCATGGTCCAGCCCACAAAATTAGTTGTCATCCCCTCATCGTCATAAGGACCGTATGTGGTTGGGTCGCCGCTATTTGTGATGTCCGAAAACAGGTAATCAAAATAGGTGGCATTGGTTTCTGGCAACTTGATGAAATCGGCGTCAGTTTCTGGGAACTTGTTGCCCTCTGAATACGTCAAGCCTGAAGTGTTCGTATAATAACCCGCTTGCGTGAACAGGTAAACCGTCGTAATGCTCGGCAAATCGTGAGAACCGGCAACCGCTGAACCGTCGCCAAACTTCTGCGCCACGATGCAGCCGGGAGACTTCCTCGAGTCGGATTCGTAAAGGTTCAACCATATCTGATTTGTTACGCCACCAGGCGACGGCGGATCAGGCACATATTGTTCCTCATACGCATCCCAAGTAAAGGCGCGCGAATGGCCGCCCTTATCGGCGCCCGTAGTCCATCCAGAGTCCACAAATCCGGCCATGGCTGCAACATTTGATGCGTACAACGATGGATAATTGCTCGCAATATATGTCAAGGCGCCGTCGTCAATATCGTCAAAAGGCCAATCATCATAAACAAAGCCCGGCCCCTCGTATGCGGTGCAGCCTGCACCCTCATCTGTTGCGTCGCCAATAGCAACATACGGCCCGAACTCGTTTGTGCTTTCGCGGTAGAAATATTCAACTTCGACAACTGCGGTGTTGCCGGTATAGGAACCCATGCCGCCATAGGTGCCTGCAAGCGAAGTGTTAGAATACACTGATGGCATCTGGATGCAATACGCATATCCTGACGCGCTGTTGAAATCTAGGTCTGCCCATTGTGGCTCATATTCCACATAGATGGTATCGCCGGTGCCAGACCACTCGACTACGGCGCCATGGAGCTCACCAGTAACGAGGCCAGGATTCACCGGCTCCCAAACGCCAACCGGCTCATCAAGTGCGTTGCTGTTGCCGCAGAACCAAAGCGCATTTGCGATGTCCGTTGCGTTCGATGAATAGGTGACATAAAATAGGCGGTTTGTTCTATAGAGCGCGTTGCTAACCGTTACGCCGGTGTATAGGTCGTCGTTATTATAAACGTACTCGCCGCCGATTGCCGGATTTAGACTGCCGCCGTTTGTTGGTGCTAACCAGATACTGCGCCCTGCGGTTTCATATAAGCGATAGTTTGATTCTCCTGGATAGCGCGCAAGGTTGTAATCGAAAGAGCCATTCGGCCCGTAATGGAACTCATCGTCAGTATAAACGCCGGTGATGTTCGGCGTAATGTCACCAGTAACCGCCACCTGATACTCATTTGTGTCGTTGCGATAAATGACGTATGCAGTGTCACTGTCCTTGCGTATCTGCCAGAACGCGCGCGCATAGGGCGGATTAGTTACAAGGCCGCTGCAATTCGTATATGATCCAACCATCGGCGCGGTATCGGATGAGCTAACCCGTATATATCCGTTGGTGCTATTGTAAATGATAAACCCGCTGCCAGCGATATCGACTCGAGTAGAATATGCCGGATAGAATCGCCCGTAGTATCCGTCAAACCCCCGCAAATACCATCCATCGCACTCTGGCGATACAGTGTTGGACACAATCAGATCCACCTTGTTCGTGGATTGTTTCAACAGGCAATACTCATCCCAAGTTGCCACCTGACTATAACTGCCGCTCCGTAAATAGGCGGGAATACTCTCTGGGCCTAGCAGATTCGTTGTCGCGTCTTCTGCTGTGTATCCGTCAAAATCCGGCTCGAACCAACCAGAATAGACACTATTTGTCAAGAGCGCCGCAGCGTCGTCACGCAACCATAACCCAACGATGTCGCCGGTTGCCATCCATCGGTTAGTAAACTCTGCCTCCAACCGTTCAAGCGTGCCTGTTACTATTGTTATCAGTCCAGTATATCCGGCTGCGTCTGGCGCATAATCGCCCATGAGTTCATCATAGCCAACAAGCAGGTTTGTCCAACCAACCCCGCCGTCAGTCAGCGCGACATTCCATATATCAGGGCCAGCGGGTGCGCCGTCAAACCATACAACCGCATTAGAGCCGCCTGCGGTATATTTCGTGTAAAGGTTCGTCAGCGTTAGCTCGTATGTGCCGGACACGTCTGGCGTCAGGTTTGTTGCGGTTGAAGAAACATTTATCACTGGCACGTTGCTATAAGAGTTTGCCGCGCGCACGCCGTCTGAGGATAGCCCGGCCGATACAAGTGCGTTTGACAGAGTAAGCTCGATGCCGCCTTGTACGCCGTCCCAATTCGTCTCGGTGCCCTGCACGATAAAGCGGCCCGCGTTGAACCACTGCGAAATGTGCGCTTGGAACTCGCGCGGCAACCAATCAATGAGCGGCGCCTGTGCGTCACCCTCGGTGAAGTCATAGACGCGGCCAGTTGTGTCTGCGTTGCCGGCGGCATTGTATTTCGCGCTCTTTATCCAACCTCCATTTGTCGATATGCCAGCGTTGTACCAAGTTGGATCAATGTCTGGTTTCACCTGTGCGGAGCCTGATGTCGCTAGGTAGTAGTTGGCACCTGGCCACTTCCATGCCGTTCCGTCGTGCATGTTCATTACTGAGCGCTCGCGCATGACTCGATAGATCGGCCACCAGTTCGTCAGGTCGCTAAGTTCTTCGCCTTGAGTCCAACCGTAGCACGATGACGCGAGTAAAAGCGTTATGACAAAAATGACCATCACCTGGCCCTTGGATAGTCCCACGTCGGGTATAGATACATGGTGCCTTCGTCGTATGATTCGTCAACCGCAACAAGAGAGTCATCAGCGGTTAGATAAGCGCGCAAAAGTATAACCTTGAATAGCCCCTTGGTGCCGCGCACAACTTGCTCACTGTTCAGTGGATTGCTTTCTGAACCTAGCGAGTCGAGCACGATTGTCCATATCGTCTGATTGCGCTCAATGTGGCCGTTGTAGACTTCAAGTTTGGAAAGTACCTCATCCACTTCGTTGTAGAACGTGTGTGGTACTGCGGCAACCGGCGTTCCCTTCTGCATCTTACGTTTTAGAAACCATCCCATATCAAACTTCCGTCCAGTTTCCGTAGGAGTCCGTATTCTGAATCACCTTGTAGGCATTGGTTATCATGTTTGTCTGTTGCGCTTCATATTGCACATATCCCGTAGAATCGCCAGCGTTCAGAGTATCGACCGCGTTTGTCGCCGCAGCTTGTGTCATTGCAAGCCACTCCCGCGTCACGATTGTCCGCGTGCGCGTATAGGTGCCGGATGGGAAAAAATATGCGCGCTGGACTATCGTTTTGTAGTCTGTCAATATGGCGTTCGCGGTCTGCGGGCTACCGCTCGACGCCGCCCAAGATGTATCTCGCAAAGCCATTTCAGTCTCCTATTTCTGGGCAAGCAGTTCTTTCTGCATTTCTCTTGTTTTCTTTAGTTCTTCCTCAATCTTCATAAGTGACTTATGCTGCTTATCCTGTGCGCGCCTCAATGCGTCTTCTTTCTGCTGCAAGTCTGCCGCTACATGGCCACCCTTGATTTTTTCCTGAGCTGCCTCTATCGCCTTGAACGCATCCAGGAACTCGCGGTCTTTCTTCGATAGCTTGGTGCCCCTGTCTATCTTTTCGCGTAGCCTGGTCGCGCGCTTTTGTGCGTCCTGCTTTTCTTCCTCGATTTCCTTTTCCTTCTTGGCCTGCTCGATGAAGTCGGCGACGCGCATGTTTGCCAGTTTTTTCACTTCCTCAGCGGCCTTTTTCTGCTTATCGAGTGCCGCTTGTGCTGCGTCTATTCTCGCCTGCTTTGCTTCGTCCTCTTGGCGCGCTATCTCATCGGCCTTTTCGCGCTCTAGCTTTCTTATTGTGTCGGCAAGTTCTTTTGCGTGTTTCTTCTTGGCTTCTATTGCTTCCTTGTCTATGTCTACGGATGCCGTTGCAACCTCTTTTTCAAGTGCAACCTTCTGTGCCGCAAGATCACTCATTATCTTTGCGCTGGCGTCTGCCGATGCCTTTTCCTGCTGCTGCGTAGACGCAAACGGCGAGGATTGATTTCTGGCCATGTTGGCGGCCTCTCGGAAACTTGAACCCCCCGCAAGAGCGCCTGCAAACGCGGCGCCTTTTTCGATGCCGCCCTTCAAGAATGAAAACGCCTTGCCTATTTTGCTTACAACTGGAGCCAACGCTTGAAATGCTGTCTTTGCGTTATCTGCCCACTTTTGAAGCCTGTCGCCAGCAAGCAGCATGTCAACCTTTTCGCTGAGAAACGTAAGTGCCTTTTCAAATATTCCGCTCTTTACAATAACCGCGCCTATCTTTTCTAGCACGTCGCCAAACTTGTTTTTTAGTTGTTCAATCTGGCCCGCCGTTGTCTTGGCCTGCGTCTGTGCTAGTCCAAAGTTGTCAGCGCCTATGGCAAGTAGTTTGTTGAACTTTTCCTGTGGAGTGAGTGTGTCTTCCATCACAATTCCATAGCGCGTGAGCATCTGTGTCTGGCCCTGCGATGCCCTGCCGACAAGCATCATTGCCGTCTTCAAATCAATATTGAACTTCGCCGCCAACCCAAGCGCGGCTTGTGTGGCAATTTCCATCTTGTCTGTTGAAATACCGAGATTCTTCCCGTATGCCATTATTGACATTATGGCCTCATCACCAAACTTGGTTTGCTTTTGCATCTCTGCCGCAAACGCTTTGAACCTCGGAATTACTGCATCAGCATCCTCGCCAACTTGGCTTATGGCTGCGCTTAGGTTTTTGACCGCATCTTCTTGTATGCTAAATGCTGAAATCGCGCGCTTTGCCAAAGATGCGAAACCTACCGCAACAGTACCGGCGGCGGCGGCTATGCCAAGAAAAGCCTTTTTCATCGAAGCGGAGAACTTGCCCAATCGCTTTCTTGCGGCGGCTATCCCTGCGCTCATTTTGCTTTTTGCTGATAAAACAATCTGTATTTTTTTATCCATCATCCGATTCCTTGCGCGATTGCTTGATCTTGTAAATGGCGATTCCCAGGTTGCGCTGCGCGACTATACACGGATCGTCTGGATCTGGCGCTTCGCCGTTTGCGTTGCTTTGCGCGGTAACTGTTCGCACTTGCTGCATCACATAATCACAAGTGACGCGCGTTGTCCATGCCTCCGGCGGGATGCCTGTTTGGTGCACAAGAAACGCAACAATATCCATCCATCCCCTCTGGGATTCGCTGCCGCTTTCGCTCTTTTCGTGCTCTCGTAAGTCCTCAACGCCGGTGCTTATTACCGCATCAATCGCTTGGATGAGCTCATCATCGGTGCACGCAAGCGAACCATACCACGGCAGACACGTTTGCTTGATTGCTGCGTAGGTGTTCAACTTTTCAAAAGCACCATCAATCCGCGAGTGTGCCAAAGCATAAGCGAGAACGGCGTTGCTGTCCTGCACGTCGTCAAACCATGAACACACGCGAACGTACCAGATGCGGGCTTGAATGGTAAACGGCCATAGCCACACATTCCCAGCCTGCACTGGTTCGCCCGCTGCCGTAGTTGAGCCGCCGTCAGGATTGTCAACCTTGCGCGCTAAGTCGTTGATCCAGATACATTCATCAAGCGTCGGTTCTATCCCCGCCGTCTTTAGTCCCTGTATCTCCGCTTCCGCTAACGGGTGCAGATGTTTCTTTTCGCTCATCTTCCAGACTGTTGCCTTCCTGCGCCTTGGCCGCTTGCGCGGCCTTGCGCGGGCCAATCACTTCTTTTTTTGTCAGAACTTCTCGCATGATCTCACCTTACATTGCGGTCAGATTTTTGAACACGGTGATGCTGCCGGTTGCGTATGCGGTGTTTGTCTGTGCGTTTGAAGGGCCTGCGCTTACAGTCCAGTTTGTATCAGCGGCGGCGGCACCAGCGGCACCTGTAACGCCTACCAACTCATTGCTGGCCTCTACGCGCCCACCGTAAACATCCATGCACGCGGTGTTTCCGTTGCTGTCTGGTGTTTTGCTTACGCTAACGCTCGCGCTACCGCTTGAGCTTAGAAGGTTTGTCACCGTGTCAACAGTCACGCCGATTGCGGTTGCTTTGCGCGTCATGGCAATTTCGAGGTCGCTCGGATCATATTTCGGCATTGCCGAATCAGCGATGCCGTGCGCGTGTTCGCCGCCAATGACGATAGTCGGACGCCCGTCGGTGTTGCTGGTGGAAACGTCAATCTTTGTGATGACGTTACCGCCGATAACCTTGCCAAGCCGGAAGTCCACGCCTGCGGTCGTATCGTACAGAACAAGCGCCGCATCGCGGCACGATTTGTATGTCGCGCTTACGGTCGAGTTCGCGGTGTCATACATTGTGCTAGCCGCTACATCGCCGTTGCTGTCCTGTGCCTGCGCTTCGCCACCAGGCGCTGGGTTTACTTCGTAGCTCTGCAAGTGCATCGTGGTATCCGCAAAGCTCCAAGGGTCGGTTGTCGCTCCATAGCTCATCTTCTTACTCCTTCGTTATGTACCGCGCGCCGATGTCAACCTTGACACCTAACGCCTTGCTTAGTTTTTCGCTTTCTTCTTCTTGGTTGCCGTTGTAGTCGTATATTACAACATTGGCAAAGTTCTGCAAAGCGTATTTCAGCCGCGCATGGTATGCTGCTTCGCCTGCACCTACATGGCTCACCATGCCGCGCCTAACTCGCGATGCCGCCTGATCCTCTGCATTGCGTGTTGCAAGAATCACCGTTGCCTCTGGGAATACCTCAGCAAATGCTGGCGCAAACATTGACGCCGAAGGATGCTTGAACCCCCATGCCTCATCCGTTCGCCGCGTTGCCGTGTATTCGCGCAGATGCTTGGCAAGTATTGGCGTCGGGCTAGGGATAGCCTCACCTGCAGCAAGCATGTTGTCCACTTCGCGCGCCTTGAATCCTTGGCGCTGATATTCTGCTTGTATTACGTTCATCATGTCGATGCACTCGGCATTGTCGTTTGTGCCGTTATTGCCCGCCATATTGATTCCTGCGTCGGCCAAGCAACGCGCCAGCATAGATGTTCCGCAATGCAACATCCCAGCTACGATGACGGGCGGGCGCGCTCTTGACGCTCGACGCTTCACAATTTCCTCACCAATATTCTCGCGCATACCTATCAAGCCTTCATCAATTTCGCGTTCTGCAAAACAATCTGTTGCTGTTCCGCCAAGTTTTATCCCGCGCGAGTGTGCCTGCGAAATCCAGAACATCCAGGATGCGCGCTGTTGCGCGTGCTGAGGATCGCTTGTATCAATCCCGTATGATTGTATATAGTCGATTGTCTGGCCGTTATCGTGCTCGTATAGCGCAACCATCAGCATGAGCGACGGCGAACCAAGAAAGTAATTGCAATCAAAGTGATCCGCGATGGCGGCCAAGTCAACCAGTTTCTGCTTTGCAATAATCGGCAGTGGTTGCGTTGCGTAAACGTCGCAATCTAGCCCATGCAATGCAGAGAAATGGCAAGGCGCGCCGCTTTTCCAGCCTTTCAGATAGTCGTAACTGTGAAGCTCGAAGAACCTGCTCCACTTCTTGTCAAGTTGCGGGAAAAACAGGTATCCATTATTCAGACCCCATAGCTCAGTGTTCACGCAATAACGCTCGATGTCGTGCTTGCGTTCGTTTGAACTCGGTCCCATCCCTAGGATCGTTATCCTTCTTCCCGCCATTATTCCCTCCTAGCTTGTGCAGTAGTGTATCTGTATGGATTGCCCCATGAAATTGACGCCGCCCTCGTCATAAGGTGGCGAGCCGCCGCCCATCTGAAAGCCGCCAAGTACAAATGTCCGGTAAAGTTCCGCCATACGGGCGACGAATAGATCATAGGCCGTTCCGGTTTGTCCGTTCATCATTTGGCTATGCAGAGCATCTAGTGTTGTCTGCGCCGCCTCGTATAGCAGAGAAATCTGCGAGTGGTTTTTATCGTCGTCGTTGTACGTTCCACAAAGCACCATAACGTCACAATACCAGGTAATCTGGTTTTCAGTTGACGGCGCGCTGGCGCGAACATCAATCATTGGGAAAAGGCGCTCGCCGCTCATCGCTATGACCTGTTCATCTGTCAGCGTCTGCCATGCCCGAATAATTGTGCCGCTACCAACGTCCGCCGTATTTCTCATCACGTCGGCGATTGCTAGTTCAAGTGCAGCGGGAATGTTCATTTCGCACCCATTTTCTTTTCGATTTTCTTGTCAATAAGGTGTTCCATGCGGCGTCCGGCTGCGGCCATAGCTTCGCTCACGGCAGAACTGCCACCCTCGAAAGCGTCAATCGCATAGCGCAGTTTATTGGTGATTGTCACACTCGGGTTGTCTTTGTCTCGATCTATCCAAACCGTTGCGACATTTGAAACACCCATCGCCCGCGCAGTACCCCCACGCCCTATGAATGAAGACGCGCGCTGCCAAACCTTCTTTGCCAATCCTCTATATGGGACTCTGCGCTTTGGGCTTGCCATTATTCCAGGAATGATCATGCCTGGATTTGCAACGTCTGGCCCGCTCTTGATACGTTTCCACTTCTTCTCTGTCCTATCATACCATGAAAGCGTCTTCTTGTCGTAGAATCGCAGTTTTCCATATTCGCCAGTTCGATAGATTGGAATAAACTTTTCTCTGCCATCTTTATATCCCATGACACCAAACGGCGCGCGGCGCTTGTCGGTTTTCCATCTCTGATCTGGATTCTGAACAACCTTCCTAAGTTTTTGCTTTGCCCGCTTTGTGTGTCCAGAAAGAGAACGGCAAAGTAAGCGCGCGGCCCACTGAATAGAAGGTGTCAGAGATTTTCCAAGCTCACGCTGCGCACGTTCAATCTGATTGAAAAGCGCGCGCTCGGATTCCCTGTCCATCTCAACAGTCAACGCAACCGGCATCATTCATACTCCGCTTGTACTGTCAACCTGGTAATCCCGCCACTGGAAATCCTGCCGATAACACGCACTGTCGTCGTAACGCTATCGGCGTCAAGCGTTACATCCAATATATCGCCCTCGGTGAAAAGCGGCGACGGTTCCTCAGATGTCTTCAAGCGCACAGATCCGTTGATGCCTATGATTCGGCCATAGTCGTCCTGCGCGCGCATCCTGTCCAATCCCTGACACAGCACGCCATCAATCGGTGTTTCATCGCCGCGCCTTATCGTGGCGGTCGCCATGTCTGCAAGCGCAGTTGCTATCGCGTCAAAGGCATCTGTGAAAATGTCGCTCATAATAAAGTGTCGGCCAAACGCCTGGCCCAAAGGGGGCCAGACGCAGGCCAAACGCTACTTACGGGTTAGTTGTTGCGCTCGTCAGAACACCCTTGGTGTAAACCAAGATATTGGTCGAACCAAAACCGATATTCGTGATTGTCGCGCTGATCCCTACGGTTGAACCGATGTAGAGCTCTGCGATGTTCGTAACGATTGTAGAACCGTCACCAACAAGGTTCCCGTTTGCCGTGATATCACCACTTGCCGTAATCGCGGTACAGTCAGTCAACGTCAAGTCGGCGCCGGTCACGTCGCTGAAATCAATAGCATCATCATCGACGCTATCATTCTCGAGCGTTTCGCCGTCAAGCTCACCGTCAACAGTCACAATCACGTTGGTCGTCGCATCGTTTGTGCTGATCGCTGTTACGGAGTTGTTGAAGGTAGACGTTCCAGACACATTCAATCCTGAAACCGTACCAGCCTCAACAGCCGTCAACCGCGTCTGTGCGTCGCTCGCGTTCGTTTCCAACCACGATTCAAGCTTGATAGGATCGCGCACTTCGCGCTGTGTTAATGCCGTGTCCTGTGCGGCGTAAACGATCCCAGCAACAGCCAAAATGATCGCCGCGTTGAATAGTACTCTTTTCTTCATTTTTATTTCCTCAGTCTGATTGTTGCTTTCCAAGTTTTCCCTGTAGGTGAACCAGTAACAGTAAACCTAACTCCATCACCGGCAACCATATAAGGTTCTGGTGGATCGCTGCTCAGGTCAACGCCTGCTATGTCCGTTCCGTCAACGCGTGGGCGAAAGGTCTTTGTTCCGGTTACTGCATTTGTCGCAACGCTAACAGCGGAAATGAGTGTATCCGTTGGAACGTATGCAACAACAACATCGCCGGTCGAAACACCATCCGACACCGAAACATCAACGGAGTCAATATAGCCCCGCACGTTTTCCAGTGTCTGCGTCCCGCCTGTAGATGTTCCCATAGTAATGACGATTTCGCGCTTCGCGTTATCGGCAAGACATGGCAGCGCGGCAAGCATCGCCATCAATATAATTGCCTTTTTCATTTGCTAACCTCCGCTACAAGCGGGTTGCCCCCGCCCGATAAAGGGCGAGGGCGCACCGTTCTAATTACACCTCGACCGCTTCTGTCGAAACAATCTGATCGGTCACCACAATGGGAATACCCTCAACCTCAACAGGACGCGGAGCCGGAGCGCCGGTCGCGTTGACGCTGGTGCGGGACTGCCGAAGCAGGCGCAGAGCGTTGCGGTTCATCACAATCAGGTTGGGCTGGCGTGACGCTGGGAACAACGACAATGCTGCATAGATGTCATCATCCGTGAACGCATCGGTTGCCGTCAGCGTGTTGCACTCGATGTTAGCAATGCGAGCAGCGCTGTAGGCGCCACCAATCTGGAAACCAACATAGCCAAGCACCGGCACGTAGTATGCCGGATAGACCTTGTTATCTGTTCCAGGGTTCACAACCTTCTCGATGATGGTTGGTTCTTCTTCGACAACGATGTTGCCGTCATTACCCATAACCATTGACACGTTGTCCATGTCGGAGCGAAGCAGGAAGCAGGAAGTCTGCGTGCTTGCATTGCTGCCGCCAGCATTGACAACCATTGCATCGGACAGGGCATCAAGCTGCCCATCGTCAACCAAACCAGCGAAGCCGCTGGCATCGTTGCCGGTGCCGTAGATTGTCTGCTTTTCAGCAACCGCAAAGGCCTGCTTCAAAGCGCGCATCGTTTCAAGCTGCAACCAGGCATCAACGCCCTTGCTGTAACCCTTGGCCAAAGCAACGTCGGTATCAAACGACGCGTCCAAGATGGCCAGCGTGTCAGTAACCAGCGTGTCAGCACTTTTCGTTTTGTCCAGACCGGCCAGTGCGGCGCGAAACGCTGCGCTGGATGCGGTTGTCTGCTTCAGATACTTGTGCTGCGTACCGTTCGAGGCTACCTGTGCATGCATAACCTTCAGCAACGGAGCGTCATCAAGAAGATCCGAAATCTCGAGATCAGCCAGGTTCTTATCGTTCAACTGAACCAGACCGGCGAGTGTGTCATAGGATTCTGCCATTTTCTTTCTCCATTATTTGCCCGTTTTGAACAGGCTCTTTTTCTCTCTGTCAGTGGCGTCAACAACTGGCACGGGCGATACCGCGCGGCGGGCGCCAAGTTCCTTACACTCCGACTCAAGTTCCGCAATGCGGTTCTTGGCGTCATTGTGTGCGAGCTTCAACGCCGCAAGATACTCCCCACCGTCACGAACGATCTTGGCGGCAATGTCCGCACCAAACTCGTCGGCGATTTGCAGGAAGTCTTCACGACTCAACTCTGTTGCCGCTTCCTCTTGCGCGGCTTCCTCTTGTTCGATAACCTCAGCCTCAGCGGTCATTTCTGTCTCTACCGCTTCCTCGGTTTCCTCTTTTTCCTCTGCCTCGTCCTCTACCTCGGGCGCTTCAACAGCCTCTTCGGCCTCAGCGTCTACAACTTCAACGGACTCCGCTTCAGTAAGTTCTGTTTCTTTTTCTGTGTCTTCAACTGCTACGGCTTCGGTTTCTTCCACCGTGGCGTCAACTTCTACTAGCTCATCGCTTTTCATATCTGCCATTTTATCTTTCTCCTGTTTTTCGGCGGTCGTTGTGACCGTTGCCTCAAACTCTTTTTCGTTTTCAAATAGCGCACTTTCGGTGTTCATGTCTGCGCCATACGGGCAAACCGCAACCCCTCGAAGCGGCCATTCCCTAATCACAACTCCAGGCCCAGCGAACTCATATCCGTTTACCTGAGTCACAAATCCATCCGGCACTTCCTCGACCTTGATCCCGTCGCC